TTCATCACGTCGTCGTGGTCACGGAAGCCCATGCGTTTGGCGTAGGCGTCGATGATACCGAAGAAGCCGCTGTTGAGGCGGTCTATTCCCGCCATGAACTCCTCCGGCGTGGGATCGTGCTCGATGGCTCGCCACATGTCGGCTATGCGCAGAAGCTCGGCCTGCATGAAGTTCATCCATCCGATGACACGCCCGATGCGCACACGTCGGGCCACGGCGTAGCGTTTCACTCCCAGCACCACACGCAGCGAGACGTAGAACAGGTCGTAGTCGTTGGTGATACTCCACAGGTCGATGAGCTGTCCGATGGTCAGGTCATCGAGGTTGCGTGGCGTCCGCCTGAACAGTATGCGCCTGGGGCGTCCTATCTTTGCGATGCGTTCCAGGTCCTGCTGCGTTAACAGCGACTGATACTTGATGAATTGTTCTAATCGTTTGACTTTCATTTCATTTAATAGTTTGTTTTAACTTTACGGATGACGCCACCTGTGAGCTGTGGCTTGACGTGGTTCAGCATGCCCATGATGAGCATGTCGAGCGTGTCGGGGCTGCGTCCGAGCAGCCGTTTCATCTCATCCTTCGAGATGATTGATAGTTTCTTCGTGTCACTGTCGATGTTGTCCTGTCGCAATACCTCCATTTCGTCCGTGATGCGGTTTTTTTGTTCTTCATTACAAATTACGTGAATCAACCTATTATTAACAAAGTAAGCCAGCTTGAAGGCGCATTCGGCCTTGAGGTTGGCGTATTTCGTGCTGTCGATGGCCGAAGCTCCGCCGTGGAACTCCTTGATGCCTGATATGTAGTCTGAGAGATAGCTGCCGTTGCCGTCCGAGTCCACGACGATGCGTGAGCGCGGTACCGAGTACATCAGCATCTTCTGTCGGATGTCCTGTTCGAGTTTATCCGCCTCCATGTAGGGCATGTCCGACACCACACGGACGACCAGACCGCGCCATAGGCCGAGTATGTATCGGTCGCGACCCTTGAGGGCTATGTCACCCGACAGTGCCGTGTCGCCCTCGCTGACGAAGTCGTTAGTGAACATATCCGCGATAGCGTCATAGTCGCAGAGCTGGCTCGGGTCATTCTCATACTCCCATAGTCCCTCGCACAGACGGCGCCGCATCGTCTTGTCGGTGATGTCCGCCAAGCTCTGCTTGTATTCTTCCGTAAGGTACGGGTTGTCGTCTGCCAGAGAACGAATAAAAGCGTAAGGCGGTAGCAACTTACGCTCTTTCCATGGTTTGTAAAATGTGACGTAGAGCCAGTTCTTCTGTGGGTTACAACTGATGAATATCTTCGGCGGTATGCCGTATTCCTTATTGAGGTGACGTCCGACACGTGACTTGAGCACCTCGAACGCCAGGTAGTGAACCTCACCACCCTCCTCGATGATGCCTCCGGTGAACTCCTTCGAGCCGAAGCGCTGGAACATCGGGTCTTTTATCGGGTAGTAGCTGAGATCAAGCAGCGTGATTGTCGAGCCGTTGAAGAACTGTATACCGCGGTCGTTGATCTTGAAGTCGGTGTATCCGACGCTGTCGCACACCTTCTGAAAGGTGACGATGACCGACTCGCGGCAGTCTATCAGGTTGTTACGGCCTATGAAGTAACGCACCCCGGGGAAGCGTGAGCACATGAGCAGAAGCCAGAAGCAGCCGAGCCACGACTTGCCGCCTCCGGCAGCGCCGCCGAAGAGCAGGTAGCGGATGCGGTCTTCGTTCAACAGGAACTTGAGCCCTTTCTTCTGTTTCTGTGTCAGATCCATTGCGATGTGTGTTTAGTCTTCGAACAGCTCTTCGTCCTTCACCGTGGTGTCGATGCCCTTCAGGGCTTCCTTGAACGAAAGCACGACGGGTGATGTCGGGTCACCCAAGAGTTCCTGTTTCTCGACGTACTCACCGAGCATGATGGCGATGAATTTAGCCGCCTTGGTGTCTCCTCTCGTTATGGCCTTCTGATACTGGCCGAATATGAGAGCCTCGTCGAAGGACATCATCTTCTTCGACTTGTCCGGGAGCGACACCTCGATCATCTCCTTGGCTATGCTCTGGGCTATCTCGCGGAGGTGTCGGCGCTCAGCCTGTTTCTTGTTCGAGGCGATGGCACCTTTGCGGGCTATCTCCGTTTGTGCTCCGTTTGCTTTAAAGCGGTTGCCAAGTTTGTTTCCTTTGGCGAATTTCCCTTTTTCGTCTCTGTCTGCCATAATCTTAATGTTTTAGTTTCTCCATTTCCGCCTCAAATTCTTCATCTGATGCGTCAAAACATAAGTGAAGCTTTTGTCTTCGCTCATTGAATTGGTTGTGTATAATATGCGTTCAAATCGTTTTTGAGCCTTTATATCGTCTGGGTCTATCAACGTTTGTCATTTTTTGTTGCTTCTTTGCGAGTGATTGGTCGATATAGTCGCCGCACGTCGGACATATAATATACCTGCCATCGCGGTCTCTTTGGACTTCTTCTTCCTGATAAACCATGACGCAACCACACGAAGGGCATCTCATGCGATATTTGATTATTCTCGGGTTTCCTTGTTTGATTATTTCCATACGTTTGTGTTTTTAAGTTTGCCTCCACGTCCTGTCTTGCTGTCGCAGCGGTCATCGTGAAGGACTTCATTTCCTATGGGCAGAAAAAATTATTTGTCACTTTGCCCGTTTTGACCGTAAACGGAGCCGAAACCGTAAGAACGACTTTGGAATAAAATGAGATGCTTATCGCTTTCTTATCAGTGGAAATATCGATTCGAGCAGTCGCCAGATCTCATCCATGTCGTAGATTTTATTCTCTACCAGTGCGCATCCGAAGCCGATAAGAGTCGCCTTGACCCAGCCTTGCCACTGGTCGGGAGTGCCGCAGTCGGCGAAGAAACCCCACTGCTGCCAGAATGCGAGAGCCGCTACACCGATACTCAGCACCCAGCTGATGATGAGCTTGGCGTTTTTGTTTTCGACCTTGAAGAGTTTGTTGACCGTCTCGATGATGAGTATCATTCCTGAGACGAATGCCACGAAGGTGGCGAACATTGTCATGATTGTTTGCATAGTGTTGTGTGTTTAGTTGTTAGACAATTATTGAAATTTCATAAACGCGAGCCAAATGGTTTTCCCACCTTTGCCGCTTCTGTGTCCGTATAATGGCTCCTGATTGCAAAGGCTGATAATCTCCGAAACCTTGATGTCTTCTTCGTTCCACTTAAAGATAAGTGTGCCGTAAGGTTTCAAGACCCTCATGCACTCGTTGAAGCCGTTTTTAATCATCTCACGCCAATCGTCAGTAAGGCGTCCGTATTTCTTAGCAAGCCATGATGTCTCACCAGCACTTGTCAAGTGTGGCGGGTCGAATACAACATGATAAAATGAATTATCATCGAATGGCAGGTTTTGAAAGTCAGCAACCACATCGGGCTTGACTTCAAACTCTCTTGTCTCCTTGCCATCCTTGCTTCGCCAGATAACTTGCTTTGCCATTGTGCGTTTGTCGACAAAGACTGTATTCGGGTTGTTACGGTCGAACCAAAACATTTTACCGCCGCAGCAAGCGTCAAGGATTGGTTTGTTATTTGTCAGTCTTGCATCTTTTTTCATTCTCTTTTTACTTTTTATCGGTTTAGTGTGAAGCAACGTTTCGGTTCGTTAGTAAACGGAATGTCTTCGGCATACGTGTCCCACTCGATATTGTTATGACCGGGACTGCCTTTGATGATTTTTGGGAACAGGTTGTCATATCTGACGTGGTGGTGGATCCTTGCTCCGTTCATAATCTGACGCTCAGCAAAGATGGCCGAAGGAAACTGCAGCGGGGTGACCATCGCCTTGTTAAGCAGCTTGCACTCGTTGTACAAATCGGTCAAGCCTCCGCTTTGGGTGGCGCTTAAAGTCTGAAGCAATACGAGTCCCGAGTACAGGCTCCCGGTGAATAATCCTTCATTCATCACTCCGGTGAATAGACTTGTATCGTCATCCTGAATACCTCTCTCGCCGCGATAGACATACGGAAGCAGCACGAATGTTGTATTCATCACTTTTCTGCGGAACAGGTGTGTGTCGTGTTCGTTGCTGTAGATGTCACCCGTCTGCGACAAACCGAACAGGCCGACCTTGCGTTTCTTCATCATATCACGGACAGCCAAGAAGGTATCGACAATATCATTGATGTTGGCTTGCTTATAATATTTGCCGAATGGCCTTATCTGGAACGATGACGTGTCATCGTCGCAAACCATGTAGAAGTCAATGCCGTTTGCGGTCGCCCAATCCATAAACATATTACGAGCCTGTCCCGCACTCCTGCGGCTTTCACTCGCCCGGTGGACGTAGTCGTAACGAGCACGAGCCTCATCCATGTCGAAGACATGCAGATTGCACTTGTAACGGCCAACGACCTCCTCCTCATATTCCGCTATGTCATCGGTTGCCGAGTCCACAAAGACATGTATCTTGTCCGAAGGATAACCCAACCCACAGAGATACTTCATCGTTTTGACATTATGTGGACGATGATACGAGCAAATAAATATGTCTATACAATCTTTTGAATTCATTCCGCTCCTCCTTCCAATACGGAAATACGTGACAGTTCAGCTATC